CGCTCTTCCGATCTGTCTTTCGTCGGCCTGCCGCTCTACGGATTCGACCCGCCCCTCCCGGTGGTCAGTCGAGCCAGTGGCGTGAGTGCGGGTTGGCGTGGAGCTGGTTGCCGGCGGTGGCTCCTCGGCTGCGGTTGCAGTGGGAGCATTCAGCACGCAGCTGGGTGCCGGGCCAGCGGCCGTCGGAGTGGCCTGCGTCCCAGGTGCAGGGGGTGCCGTTGGCGTTGCGGCCATCGCCGTTGGGTCCACATCGATCGAGTGTGCGCTGGCAGTTGCAGCAGCGCGTGGCGGGGTTGGCGTAGGCGGCTTGGGTGACGCGTCGTGCACGCACCTGGTGGCCGCCACGGTGGTGCGCCGGCTTCATGTGCGGCCGCCGGGACGACGAAGGCGCCGGTCCTGGTGGACACGACGCCTGACGTAGTGGTTTCTACTACAGGTCCAGAACAACTGTCAAGTACCCCGCATGAACATTGGGTTTGCGGCGAGAACAACTTCATGCCGCCGCCTCGATCGTGTTGCGCTTGCGGGCCGGCTTGCCGTGCGCTTCACGCCAACGCCGCTCGCGCACCTTGCAGCGGACGCAGAGTCCGGAGTCGTCGGCGATGTCGACGCAGAGCGGGTCGTGCCAGCCGTTGTCGTGCGCCCGGGAGTGCGGCGTCCAGGCGATCTCGGAGCCTTCGAACGGCCGGCCGTCACAGATCATGCCCTCGATGCGCTCGGCCTTGGGACGGTGGCGGGCGGCGAGGCGGGAGCCGTCGGCGAGCATGATGCGCAGCCCGCCCCACCAGTCGCGCATGTCCTCGACGGCGCTCTTGGCCTTGGCGGCTTCGTGGGCCTCGTTGTCCGCCCGGTCGTCGGCGAGGGCGATGGCGGCGCGTTCGGTGCTGGAGGTGGTGTCGTTGCTGCGTCCGCTGTCACCGCTGCGGGCGGGCCAGCCGTCGTTGGCGCGGATGATGTTGCACTGGTGGGCGGCGGCGGCCATCAACGCTTCGCCGACGGTGGCGAGGGCGGCGAGTGCTGCTTCGGTGTCGTTCATCGTGTCGGCTCCTGCGTGGTGGGGGTGGTCTGGCGGGTCATAACGCGGGCACTGCCGCCGTACTTGGCAGCGAGGCGGTGCATGCCCGCCGTCGCCTCTGCGCCTCGCCCGAGCAGGACGGTGGAGAAGTTGACGGCGCCGGACGCGTACCCACTGCCGGACACGAACTGCAGGCGCTTCGGTGGCACGTAGAGCGCATGGGCGGCAGCGAAGGCTGCGTATGGTCCGGAGGTGGAGAGGTCGGCGCGGATGAGGATGCAGCCGCCTGGCTCATGGGTGGCCCACTTGCGGCACCAGTGCGTCGGGGCGCTATAGGGCGGATTGCACCACACGAGGCCGTCCCAGGGCGTCAGCAGCCCGTCGTCGGCCACTGTGAGCCACCGGCGGCACGGCACAGCAGAAGCGCCGCCATCGGGAGCGGCAACGTCGAGATCGAACATGAGGCCGAGGCCGTCAAAGATCCATGCGGGGGTGTACCAGTCGTCAGAGTCGACCACGTTCTCGATGGCGAAGAGGCGGCTCATCGTGTCGGCTCCTGGCTGGTGGGGGTGGGGACGGGCGTGGCGAGTGAGGCGATGCGGCCGGTGTCGTCGAAGCTGATCTGGCCGGCGTTGGCCATGCGGAGCACGAAGCGCCACACCTCCTTTGCGTCGGTCTTGCCGAGACGGCGGGCGATGGTTGTCGGCGTCGCCGGCCCATTCGTCGTCAGGTCGGCGACGATGGCGTCGGCTACCATCGAGTGGCGATACCCGCCCATCAGAACAACCCCGAGTCGTCGAGGTCGCTCGCGCGGGAGTGCAGGGAGTCGCGGGAGTTTGCGCCAGAGCCGGACCCTAAAATCTCTGCGTCCTGTGGATAAGTTTTCTTACCTATAAGACCGTCAGTAACTCCCGCAACTCCCGCGGTCGTCGCGTTGTCCCTGGTCACAGCGTCGTCATCCGCGGGAGTTGTCGAACTCCCGCGCAACTCCCGCGCGTCGGGCTCGTCGAGCTGCAGCGAGATGGGCCGGTCGGTGACGCAGTAGATGGCGACCTGGCGTCGGTCGCGGGGCATCTCGACGAGGTGCATGCCGTCGGCTCCGTAGTGCCGGCCGACCCTGCGGCGCAGCGCGATGGAGAACCGGCGGCTGAATCCGGGGGTGTCCCAGTAGCCGGCGATGTCCTCGGGGAGCACTTCGCGCAGCTGGTGCCCGAACTGGATGTCGGCCATCTTGGCGATGAGCTCGCCGACGGTGACGGGCTGTTCGCCGACCCGGTCGGACCAGGCGGTGAGGTAGGCCTCCCAGGCTTGCGCCTCGCGGTCGGCGGAGGCGTGGAACTCGGCGAGGTTGGCGAGGAAGTGGCCGACGCCGGCGTGTTCGAGGATGCCGCCGACGCAGCGCACCCAGGCTGAGTAGCCACCCATCGCGGGCAGTTCGGTGGCCGACGGTTTGCCGGCGACCCACCAGGAGCGCACGATGGTGCACAGAGCGTGCAACAGCCGGCTGCGGTTGGCGAGCGCCCAGCCTTCGAGGTCGGCATGCTTCCAGCCGGTGCGCAGCCACGGTTGCGCCTGGCGAGCGTCGAGGCGGATGCGGTAGCAGCGGCGTGCGAGGTCGCCACCGACGTCGATGTTGTTGCCGGTGGCCGCCCAGGTGGCCCGGTTGGGGACGACGACGACTTCGCTGCGGCCGAGCACGCGACCTTGCCAGGAGTCGGCGGTGAGCACGGCGGCGAGGGTGGGTGACTTGATCATCCCTTCGACGTTGTCGAACACGACGACGGTGTTGCCGGCCATGAGGGTGGCCGACACCTTCTTCTCCAGCTCCTCGTCGCTGGACGGCCAGGCCATGAGTGCGGCGGCGTGCCCGGTGGTGACGATCGAGCAGACCTTGACGAGCAGACCTTTGCCGGTGCCGGGCTCGGGGGCGTCGATCAACGCCATCGGGACCTGGCCGATGATGGCGCGCACGAGCGGGGTGAGCAGCAGCGCCCAGGCGTTGGCGCGATCGGCGGCGGTGTCCCACGGGAAGTCGCCGAACAGCTCGTCGACGAGCGCGACGGCTGCCGCCAGCTCGTCGCCGCTGGGTGTGTCGGGGATCTGGTCGTAGGCCTGGCCGCGATGCCAGTGGTAGAGCCTGGTCGCCTGGTCGTGGCCGTGGTCGACGTGGAAGGTGCCGTCGGGGCGCAGCACTGGGAGCTCGACGACGCCGGCGAGCGCCGGGTAGGGCCATTGGCCGCGTGCGAGCACGCTGACGCAGACGTCGAGCGGCGGCGCGGTGTCGGTGAGCCCGCCGTCCTTGAGTGAGCGGTACCAGAGGGCGGCGTCGGAGAGCACGTTGCGCACGTGTTCGGAGCGCAGCGTTTCGATCATGGGGCGTTCGTTCTCGTCTTCGCGGAGGCGCACGAGCTGTCCGGCGCGCACGAAGGTGGTGGGCGGGGTGTTGGTCTTGTCGATGGCGTCGATGGCGTCGGCGACGACGTCGTTGAGCTGGCGGCCGTTGTGGATGATCGTGGCCCGTTCGACGGGTCGCGCAGTGGCCGTCTCGGTGAGTCGTAGCGGTGCGGCTTGCAGCCGGCGGGTGTTGTCGGCGAGGCGGGCTTCGCGGGCGAGCTGGGAGCGGTTGCCGGCGAAGCGGGTGGCGGCGAGGTAGCCGAACAGCGAGTAGGCCCACGAGTCGCCGTTGTTGGTCGCCCAGGCCTGCTGGAGCTCGGCGACGCCGGTGGTGAACACGACGAAGGGGCCGTCGGGTTCGTGGAGGACGGCGGAGGTGCCGAGACGGGTGTCTTTGCCGGGGCGGGTCCAGTGGGTGTCGTCGCCGGCGCGGTGGTGTTCGGTCCAGCCGTCGGCGTTGAGCAGGGTGTGCCAGTCGTTGTCGCGGTTGATGCGTTCGGCGATCGAGTCGTCGTCGGCGAGCGGCCCACGTGGGGCTGTGGCGGGCGCTGGTGTCCCGTTGTGGCCGTCAGTGGCCCGTGGGCGTACGGCGAGCCCCTGCGCCCATGTGGCGGGCAGTTCGGGCAGCTCTGCGACGGCTGGCGGCGTGGTGGCCTTGCTACCGTCGGGGTGGTACCAGCGGTAGCGGCCGCCGGTGTCGCGGCGGGTGGATGGCGCTGCGACGGCGTAGCGGTGGTGGCGTTGGATGGCTTCGATGCCGGGGCCAAGCGTGCCGGGCAGCTCGAGGTCGACGGGGCAGCGCAGGAAGTAGATGCGTGACGGCTGGTCGGGGCCGCGGCTGGTGGAGGACCAGGTGGCCGGCAGTGGGCCGAATTGGCCCACGAGGTCGGCGAGCGTGGCGGCGCCACCTTTGCCGTCGTAGTCGTCGACGTCGATGCCGATGACGCCGGCGGGCATGCGCAGCGCGACGTTGGCATGCGCGTCGATGGCGGCCCAGGAGGCGATGTCGTCGGCGGTGGGGTCTTTGCCGTCGCGGCCGGTGGTGCCGGCCGGCGGTGATGCCTTTTCGCCGCGCGGGATGGGCAGCGGGTTCCAGCCGCGCTGGTGGTAGGTGGTGGCGACGGTGGCATATCCGGGTGCTGTCACAGCGCGAGCACCCCGCGTCGTTCGCAGACGCGCCGGTAGGCGGCTTCGTCGTGGGTCTGTTCGACGAGGATGAGCAGCATGCGCTCGATGTCGCTCCGGTCGAGTCCGGCGGTGTGCTCGTCGATGATGGCGCGCTCGCGGTCGCTGAGGTCGCGCGCCCGGTACCGGTGCACGATGCGGTTGCCGTCGGGGTAGTCGACGGTGATCATGTCGAGGGGTGTTCCGCCGTGGTCGCTCACGATGTGATGGCGCCCTCGGGGTGGACTGCGGCGGCGACGGCCTGCCAGGACCGCTTGAACTGGCTCACGGGCTGCGTGGTGACCTTGTGGAGCGTGTAGCCGATGTCGGGGTTGCCTTCGACGATGTACGGCCCGTCGTGGCCGTCGACGAGCTTGCGGGAGATGGGGGCGCTCATGGTGGTCCTTCGGTGAGGGCGGCGGCGTTGTCGGGGATGTCGGCGAGCCCGTGGCGGTCGAGCAGCACGGCGATGCGTTCGGCGGCGGTCTGGCCGGTGAGGACGGCGGCGACGGGGACGCCGTCGTAGATGACGAGGTTGCAGCAGCCGGCGATGAGCGTCGGGCCGTGCACGTGGGTGACGGTGGTCGTCACAGGTACCGCCACTCGATGCGCCGGCACGGGTAGTTGGCGATCACGGGGAGAGCGGTGCACGAGCCGTACCCGTGTGAGCGTGCCCAGAACTCCATGAACTCCGCGCACGTCATCTCGGGCAGGCCCTCGCTCTTCGTGGCCCACTTCTCGAACGCCACCATGCCGAGCGACTCCACCCGCACGTCGACGATCTCGACCTCGGCAAGCACGATCTGCTGGGCGCCCTTGGCCAGCCCCATGCCCTTCTCGATCAGCGTCAGCCTGTCGCCTGGCTTGAGGTCTTTCCACGTGTCGACGTGGCGGCGCGTCACGGTCTTGGTGCGCGCCCGCACCGCGGGGATCGTCATTGAGCACGACATGCGCCGGCTCATCGCGCACGCTCGCCGAAGTGCAGCCACCAGTAGGCGATCAGCGCGGCCTCGGCGCGCCCGTCGTCCTTGACGCGGGCGAACATGGCCGACTGGGCGGGCCAAAGTTCGATGGCGCGGCGCCGGCTTGCACCCTTGTCGGCGGACAGGCCGAGCGCCCGCTTCCACTTCGCCGGTGACACCCAGCGGACGGGGATGCCGGCGCCGAGGGCGACGCCTTCGACGATGCCGAGTCCGCGGCCGAAGGTGAACATACTGATATACTCCTTGACATGACCAATCGAACACCGACAGAGCCGGGCACGAAGATCGGACGACTGACCTTCATCGAAGATGGGCCTGGAGTTCCGAGGCAGGGGGGCAGGGTTCGAGCCACCGCGCGACTCCAGTGCGACTGCGGCGAGGTGGTGGTCCGCGATCGCTCGTCCTGGCTGGGCGGGCGCAGCAAGTCGTGCGGATGCCTTGCCGCCGACACGCTGCATCACCGTCACCGGACTCATGGCGAGTACGGAACACCGCTGTACTCGGCGTGGGCGAGCATGAAGGCTCGAACGACGCCAGGCACCGTCGCCAATGCCGGCAACTACGTGGGCGTGAAACGAGACGCTCGATGGGACACCTACGAAGGATTCCGAGACAACCAGCCGACGACTGGACGGAAGTTCGACAAGGGGCTGCAGCTGGCGCGGATCGGTGACCGGGGCGACTACACGCCGGACAACACGAGGTGGATCACTCAGTCCGAGAACGCCCTGGAGGCGCTGGAGGGCCGACGTTTGCGTCTGTCGGACGGTCGCTCGGCCGCCACGGTGCGACGATTGAACGGAGTGAGTCAAGGGCAATTCGACCACCGCCTCTACGTGCTCGGGATGACCGTTGACGAGGCGTGCGGAGAGGTTCATGAGACGTCCACCGTTCTGCACTCCCAGGGGGCGCGCGGCTTCTTCTGAGCCCAGCCGTGGACCTCGATCCGCCAGCCGGCCTCGCGGACGGCAGGCAGGTTCGGGTGGTCGGCGATCTTGCGCAGCCGGGCGGACATGTTGCCGCGACTGGTGGTCTGTACCGCGAGCGTCTCCCCCGGCTTGATCGCGATGATGTCGATGAAGCCGAACAGGTCCTGACGGATGCGGGCGTGCGGGTTCCAGTGCTCGACGACGGCGGCGGTGTAGCCGGCCTCGCGCAACGATGCGAGCGACAGCGTGGTCGGGGTCGCGCTCACTGCACGTCCTCGATGACGCACAGCTCGGCGACGCGTTGGAGCGGCACGAGGATGTCGGCGATCAGCGGGGCGCTGATGCGTTTGTCGATGACGGGGATGTCCCAGGTGTCGTGGAGGTTGCCGTCCTGGTCGATGGCGGCGATGGCCCCTTGCTTTCCTGGGTCCACTCCAATGATGATGGCGCTCATGCCGCACCGCCGAGGCGGGCGGTGCGGCGCAGGGTGCGCCGCTGGTTCTCGGAGGTCCCGCCCCAGACGCCGAACTCGATCTGGTTGGCGAGCGCGAAGTCGAGGCATTCGGCACGCACGAGGCAGCCGGCGCAGAGCCGGCGGGCGGCGGCGGTGGCGTTGGAGCTGGTGCCCTGGCCGGGGAAGAACGCTTGCTGTGGGGTGTCGCTGCCGTTGCAGGCGGCGTCGGCGTGCCAGGCGGGACGGTTCAGCAGCTGGTCGAGAAGGTCGCTCATCGGTTCAGTCCTCCTGCCCGCGACGGGCGCTCGTGGTGTTGTTCGTCGGCGTGTGCTCGCCTGCAGGGAGCACACGGGTCGGTGCCGTGGTAGCGGTGGGCGCGGTAGCCGCTGGGCGTGCCGTGCTCATGGACGACCAAGTCCTCGGGGGTGGGGTAGCGGTCCGCGGCGGTTTTGGGCGCGCAGGATGCGGCGACGTTGGTCGCCGGTCGTTCCGGCCCAGATGCCGGTTTCGCGACCGTTGAGCGCGTACGCGAGGCATTCGGCTTGGACGTCGCAGCGACGGCACACCTCGCGCGCTTCGGCGAGGATGCGGGCCCCTGCGGGCTTGTTCAGGTCCTCGACGGGGAGGAACATGTCGGGGTTGAGCCCGCGACAGTTAGCGTCGTCCATCCAGTCGGGCCGGTTCATGAAGCGCCGGACGTCGAACTCGGCCACGGCGGTCACATTGCCTCGAGGAGGTCGGCGGCGTCGTCGGGGCTGAAGGCGCGGCACGAGTCGTGGTCGATGTCGTAGCCGAGCTGGCGGCAGCGGCCGGGCCAGTTCGATGCCGTCGAGGTGGTCGTGTCGAACGCCTCAGCGAGCGCTGGCAGCGAGTAGCGGCCGTCGACCTTGGCGGCGACGATCCAGGCGGCCACGGCCGCCCAGTGCTCAGTATTCGTCTTGCGGCCGGACGTAGCGGCCTTCGTGCGGCTCGCGAGCTTCCCGTCGGCCTTCGGTGCAGCAGTCGCCGCCTTCGGCTTGGCGTTGGCGAGCGCCCAGCTGGTCGACCCGAGTGGAGCCGCGGGCTTGTCGTCGGCAGCGACCGTTCCGGCCGGGAGCGGCTCGGCCACCACTCCCCCGGCGGCGTCGAGCATGCCGTCGATGAAGCGGGTGAGCACCCCGTGACGGTCGATAGCGGCGTCGATCTCGGCTTGCAGGGCGTCGGCCGCCTGGCGGGCCTGCTCAATGAGGTCGTGGAACTCGATGGTCATTCGCTCCCCCTTGGAGTGTTGGTGGTGGGCGCTCGTGCCGGGTGTCGAACCCGGTAGCCGACTCGCGTTTGCCGTGCGATCCGCTGCCCACCGCTGGGCGCGAGCGGCCCGTCTTTCCCGGCTGTCAGTGAGGTGCTGGGACGGGCAGCACCTCAGGCTTGGGTCAGGGCTCAGCGAGAAGCAGCGCCGGGAAGCCCCAGGGTTCCTGCGTCTCGACGAGGACCGGCCCGTTGCCGATCCGTCGGAAGTCCTGCGAACGCGCCATGTCGAACGGGGTAATGGCGTCGAATGGGATCCGCCAGTCCTCTTCGGTGTAGTACTTGCCAGACTCCTTGAAGAGCACGACCTTGGCTCGCATCAGAACGGCTCGCTACCGTCGTCGTAGTCGGCCTGGCTGCCACCGCCGACGGCGACCGGCGCGTGCTGCCACGGCTTGCGGTCGAACAGCTCGTCGGCCGCCTGCTCCCACCGCTTGTCGGCGGCGGTGGGCCGGCGGATCGTGATCTCGTAGTCCTTGGCCGGGTTGGTGTTGCCACCGGTGCGGGACTGGGCGAGCACGAACGCGTCCTTGGCCTCCTGCGAGCGCAGCAGGATGCGCCCGTCGACGACGGTGAAGCCGGCCTTCTCGGCGGCCTGCGGGTTCTTGGTCTCGGCGGACCAGCCGGCGAGGCGGATGGTGTAGACGTCGCCGGAGCATGCCTGTCCGGCCTTGAAGCCGGCGTGCGCGGGGAGCTGCTTGCGCTGGTCGATGACCTGGCCCCAGCGGAAGCCCTGCACACTGAACCGCACTTCGTCACCTTCGGTGATCGGCTCGAAGCCTTCGTCGGCGCTGCCGGTCTTGGCGGTGGTGCCGGGCATCGCGATGAAGTGCATGACCTCCTCCCAGCGCGGTGTGCCGTCGTCCTTGACGGCGGGGTTGCCGGTGTCGTAGTTGCGGGCCTGCCGTTTGCACTCGCGCGGGGCTGAGCCGAATGCTCCGATGAGGGTGTCGTCGAGGTCGACGAACTTGGCGAAGGGTGCCCCGCCTGCGCTTCCGGGGTCTGCTGCACGTGCCATCTGTCTTCTCCTTGGTTGGTCGTTGGGGTTGGCCGGTCTGGCCTTCACGCCGCCGGGGCGGTGCGAGTGTTCGGCTCGAGCACGCGGGCGATCGCGATGTCGATGCCGGGTCGGTCGGTGTGCGCTGGGTCGATGCGGGTCCAGGCGACTTCGGCTTTGAAGCGGTCGCCGGCGTCCATGCGGGCGGCGAGCCGGGCGGCGGCGTCGCGCGGCACGTGGCCGATCATGGCCATGTCACCGAGGGCCGGGACGTGGATCTCGACGGCGTTGGCGTCGTGCGGGTTGTCGGGGTTGCGCACGAGCACGACAGTGAGCCGCTCCCCTGTTGCCTCGGCGGCTTCGGCGATGTCGCGCAGCAGCAGGATGTTCGATGGGTAGCCGCGGGTGAAGGTGACGCCGACGACCTTGACGATGCGGGTGCGGGTGGTGGCGATCGCGCTCACGCTGCCACCTCCACGACCTGGGTGCCGGTGTCGTGGATGACGATGGCCAGCCGGCCGGTGCAGAGCCCGGCGAACGTGTCGGCCTCGGTGGCGTTGAGCGAGCCGACGAGGTGGCCGAGCGGCACTGTCGGGAACAGGGCGACGTCGCCGACGACGGCGAACAGCAGCGCGCGGGCGGTCTCGTCGAGCCAGTCGTCGTCGACGCGGTTTGCTCGCTTCGCCTCGTCGCGTGCCAGCGCCGTGAGTGCCGTCAGGATGGAGAACCGGCGGGCCGTGCGGACTTCGCGCGCCCCGAACGGGACGTTGGCGGCGTTGGCGTCGGTGGCGAGCCGCTTGATCCACGCCTGCCCGATGCCGTCGAGCTGGCGGTAGCGGGCTTCGACGCTGGCGAAGGTGCTGGCGTCGGAGCCGTCGCCTTCGCTGGGCTGCTGGTGGAGGCGTCGGCGTGCGTCGGCTTCGGCGTTCTGGCGGGCCCGGTCTGCCTGGGCTTGGCGCAGCGGCGACAGCGCCTGCTCTGTCGCCGGGCGTGGGTTGGCCGGCGACAGCACGGCGGCGGGGGCCTGGGGAGGCTCCCCCGCCGCCGTGGGCTGCTCGACCGCGCAGACGGACGCGGGAGCAGCCTCGGGGACGGTCCTACCAACACCGTCCTCGGGTTCGGCCACCAGGGGAACGGTGGGCAGGCACTCCCCTGGTGGCGCGACGGACGCGGTGTCGGCCCCCAGTGTCGGCGGCTCGACGGCCGTCGTGGGTGGGGTGCCCGGTCCAGCCCGTAGGGGGGCCGGGCTGGTGTCGGGGGCCGACACCGCGATCTGTGCCGGCGAGGAGTCCGGAGTGGCGTCGCGGGAGAAGTCGACCCCCTCCTCGCCGGCGATCTGTGTGGCGTCGAGCTGTGCCACGGAGAAGATGTCGCGCCGCTGTTCCCACTCCTTGGCGGCCACGACGCACGCGCCACCGTGCTCGCGGCCTGCGACGAGGTCGACGTGGATCAGTTCCCACTCGACACGGTCGGCATCACCGGCGAGCACCTCGACGACGTTGGGTCGCAGGATCAGCGCATGCGTCTGGTCGATCGGCCACGGCCAGGTGCCGCGCTGCTCTGTCTCGGTGTCGTACGGCACGGACTGCGCGTAGCTGGCGATCTGGATCGCGTAGGCCTGCCACCAGCCGACAACACCATCGCGGCCGAGGCGTTTCTTCGACGTCTTCACATCGCCGACGATCACGCTGCTGGCGGGGATCTCGACGATCTCGCCGGTGACCCGGCGGAAGCGCAGCGGCCTGGTGCAGCGCAGGATGCGGTCGAGGGTGCCGGCGAGGCGCCAGGTGTCGTCGACGCAGGAGGCTTCGACGGCGAGCACCTCGAGGCCGTGGCGGGTGAGGAAGTCGGCCCAGGCGGTGACGGCCTGCTGTTGGACGGCGAGGGGGATGCCGACGAGCTCGCCGGCTTGCGCGCGCTGCACCCAGTCGCGTTCCTCGTCGTGGTCCTCGGTGAGGGCGTGGACGTGGGTGCCGCGTTCGGCGGCAAGGTTCGCTTCGGCGGCGTCCTTGGCCTTGACGACGATGGTGTCTGCGAGAGTCTTGTATTCGTCGCTGTCGACGTCGAGGGCGACGAGCTGGGCGCACATCTCGACGAGTGCGGGGTCGGCGCCGATGCCGAGGCAGACGCGTCGTTCGCCCCACTTGGTGAGGTTGGTGCTGTTCTCGATGAGTTTCCCGCGGTTCGACGGCGAGCCGTAGGGGACGCGGACAGGGCGTCGGCCGAGCAGCTCGTGCAGTTGGGCGACGGTGATCTTGTCGGGGACAGTGATGCCCCGCTCGACGCACAGGGCGATGAGGTCGGCCTTGAGCCCGTCGTGCTGGGTGGTCGCGCCGGTGGGGTCGGTGACGTACGGGACGTCGGCGCCGTTGCGGAGGAACCCGCCGCGACCGCGCTGGATACCGGGTTCGCGCCGGGCGTTGTCGGCGGCCCTCACAGCTTCGCCTCCCACAGTCCGCGACCGCGTGCGCCGGCCTGCTCGATCAGCGTCGCGGCGATGACGGTGACCATCGCCTGCAACCGCTCGAACGTCTCTTGGTCGACGTTGGGGACGTCTTCCCATTCGAGCGGATGATCGTTGAGCAGCATCGCCGCACAGCAACGGGCCAGCGCGAGCATGTCCTGAGCGTTCACAGCCAGATCGCCCCCTCCGCCCCAGAGCGCAACAGGCTCAACGGTGTCGCTTCGGCGGAGCACTGGTGCGCCCCGTCGTGGCCGCGCAGTCGGACGCACACGCAATCACATTGGTGACGGCTGCGATGGCCGAGCGAGTAGAGGCAGTGCAGCGGTTCGCGCTGTTCGTACTGCGGATCGAACGCGCCACTCACAGCGGGCACTCGCCCTTCACGTCGCACCGGCACTCCGTCCCGAACCACCGTCGGTAGTGCTCCACCTTGACGCGCAGTCGGTCGATCTCGTCCAGCGCAGACGGGCCGCCGTTGAGCATGTCCAGCGCTCGCACGAGCGGGTAGTCGTCGCGAGCGCTCACGACACCACCCGTGTCGCTTCGTCGCGGTCGAACCCGTCGCGACACAGGTCTTGGACGGCCCGCGCCTGCCGTTCGGCACGACGGGCGTCGCACCAGGCGGCAAACGCCGCATAGCCGGCGGCGCAGGCGAGCGCCACGGCCATGATGACCAGCGGCTCCCAACGGCCCATGTCGCCGCTCATGCTGCGGCCTCCGGCTCGTCGTCATCGGGGGCGAAGTGGGTGAGAAGCTCGGCGGCTGAGAGGGCGAGGGCGGCGGCCAGCATCCGCGTGGAGAACCTGCGCGTACTCGCCGGCTCCAGATCGGGGGCGTTCAACCGCACGTGCAGTAGGCCGTGCGCGTTCTCGATCTTCATGAGGAGGTCGTCGACGCCGTTCATGGCTGCACCACCGACAACGAAGGCCGGCGCAGGCCGTGTGGGTCGCAGTGGTCGGCGCGGGTCGAGAAGTGGGCGGCGACGACCTCGGCGGCCTCGATCTGTGTCGGACGCGGCACCGACCCTGGTGTCATCACCGACTGCAGCAGCACCGACAGCGACAGACGCACATACCGGGGCAGCACCGGCAGGTCCGGGTCGGCGGTGTGGTCGTAGGGCGGCAGGGCGCTGGGGTGGCCGTGGAGCACGGCTTGGGTGTGCTGCGGGCTGCGGGGGCCGACATGGCCGCCACGGTCTGCCAGGGTGCGTGTGAGCGGGGCGCACGCGGCGTTGAACTCGGCCGCGAACTTGCGGCGCGTGGAGGTCGGCTCCGGGGTCATCACTCAGTCCGCCACCCGGCGGATCTCGTCCGCCATCTCACGCTTGCCGACCAGCCGGTACGTGCCTGGACCGATCGCGTTGCAGCCGTGCTCATCGGTGTGCAGCAGATGGGCGACAGCGCCGTCCTCGACGTGTAGGACGCCAAGCGTCAGATCGGTCGGCCCGGCCGCCGGGTTCGCCGCCCACAGGACGACCCCCTGCACGGCGTCGAGCAGATGGGTGTTCCCGCCCGACTCGCCGCGAACCACAGCGACACCCTCCCGGCCGACCGGGGCCATCGCCCTGCGTTCCGCCGCGCCGAGACGGGCACGCGGGAAGATCCCGACATCACCCTGCCGTTGCGGACCGGTCAGCACCGGCACCTCGATCTCGGCGAGCGCGGCGTCGGCGGCAGTGATGTTGTGGCGGGCGAGGGCAGCGCTGAGCGTCATCGTGGACATGGTTGGTTGCTCCTGTTCAGGTCGCACGCTGGAGCGTGCGGTAGGTGGATGGGTCGACGTCGAACTGCCAGGCGGCAGCGTCGACAGCGGACGTGAGATGGCCGGGGACGGTCTCGCCGAACGTGCGCCGCGACCCGTCTCGGTCACGTGAAGCGTTGGCCATCACGAGCAACCGGACGTGGCCGCCGAACAGCCGGGCGGCGTCCGGGACGTCGTAGAGGGCGAGCTGGTGGTCAGGGTTGCCGGGGTCGTCCTCGACGGAGATCGGCTGCACGTTCAGCGCGGCGAGGTAGCGGGGCCAGCCGAACGACTCGATCGCGCAGCGGCGGATCTCGGTGTTCTTCTCGGCCGCGATCTGCTCGCCGGTCGGGTTGTCGATCACCCAGGCGGAGACACGGGTGCCGTGCCAGGCGTGGATGGTGGTGCCGTCGGGCCACGCCCAGGCGGGACCGGTCGAGCTGTGGAGCCGGCGGGCAGGGTCGAATGTGACATGCAGGTGGGGGCCGAGCCCGATCACCACCCCGTCGAGTGGGATCGTGAACATGGGGACGCAGAACGCGCGGTAGGCGTGCATGGTTGCTGCGAGCGTCGCGTCGGGTGGAGTGATGCCGGGGATGGTGGCGATGTGGAGCCAGTGCGAGAGCCAGGCCTGCTGCCAGTCGGACCAGTGGACTCCGTCGAGCTGGCCGTAGAGCTGGTCGCGGAGCTGGCCGCCGAGCTGGCCGCGGAGCTGGCCGCGGAGCTGGCCGCCGAGCTGGCCGCGGAGCTGGCCGTAGAGCTGGTCGTGGAGCTGGCCGCCGAGCTGGCCGTAGAGCTGGTCGTGGAGCTGGCCGCCGAGCTGGCCGCGGAGCTGGCCGTAGAGCTGGTCGCGGAGCTGGCCGCCGAGCTGGCCGCGGAGCTGGCCGCGGAGCTGGCCGCCGAGCTGGCCGCGGAGCTGGCCGTAGAGCTGGTCGTGGAGCTGGCCGCCGAGCTGGCCGTCGAGCTGGCCGCCGAGCTGGCCGCCGAGCTGGCCGCCGAGCTGGCCGCCGAGCTGGCCGCCGAGCTGGTCGCGGAGCTGGCCGCCGAGCTGGCCGCGGAGCTGGCCGTAGAGCTGGTCGTGGAGCTGGCCGCCGAGCTGGCCGTCGAGCTGGCCGCCGAGCTGGCCGCCGAGCTGGCCGCCGAGCTGGCCGCCGAGCTGGCCGCCGAGCTGGTCGTAGAGCTGGCCGCCGAGCTGGCCGCGGAGCTGGCCGCCGAGCTGGTCGCGGAGGATCGCGGACCAGGCCAGCGCGACCATCGGCGACGGGGCGACGACGACGGCAGGGGCGGGCTTGCCGATCGCGGCGTAGCAGACCGCAGCTGCGGCCCGGAACTCGTCGAACGGCACCCCGTCGACAGTGACGAGTTGGATGGCCGCGTCTCGCGCCTGGGCGACGCGGTCCCACTCGCTGGCCGGAATGGTCGTGAGGCGGGTCATGCGGACTCCTTGACGAGCGAGAACGTGGGTGTGTCCGCGGCGGCGAGGTAGCGGCGGACGGAGACAGCGGAAACGGTGCACTTGCCGACAGGCTGGTGGGGATCGACCGCACGCAGCCGGCCGGTGTGGACCAGCTCGGCCGCGGCACGCAGGTTCGGCTCCCCCTTGCGCGCCCCCTTGGCGATCGACAGGCCCAAGACGTAGGCGACCTGGGTCAACGTCAACACGAGGTTCCCGTCGAGCACCTCGGCCGGGGTATGGGTTCGCCAGTCGGGCCGAGCGGTCACGACAGCACCGCCCATGCGATCGCGGCCAGGGCAGCCAAGTAGCAGCCCAGCAGCAGGGGGAACAGGTTGCGGCGCACCCAGCTCATGACGTCGGCTCCAACCAGCCGGGGCAGACGGCCTGATGCCGCTCGACCATCTCGGCCAGCCGTCGCGGTGTCCACCCGAGCGCCACGTGGCGCAAAACGAAGTCGGCGAACCGGCCGTCGAGCAGGACCGGCTGCTTGCAGTCGTCGCACACGAGCGCCATGAACGGCTGAGAGATCACACCTTCGGGCGGGTCGATCGTGCGCAGACGGGCGCTCATGACGTCCACCGGGCGTAGACGTCGGCCGACTCGGAGCCGGTGGCGACGTGCTCACCCTCGTGGCCGGCCGGCTCGGTGCAGGTGTAGCCGTTGCCGTCGCGTTCGCCGCAAAGGCCGAACGCACGCTCCACCGGGCCACGGCTGCCCCTCCGGGCGATCTCGCGGCGGCTGCCCCATCGGGCGATCTCACGGCCGTTCCAGCCGGTGGCAACATGGCCACCCTCGTGGCCGTCCGGCAGGCTGCACAGCAGGGCATCATCGTTGACGGCGAGGCACAGGCCGAACATGCCGGGCTCGGCCGGCCGGGTGCCGGCGGCCTGGGCGGCGAGGATGGCGGCGACCTGCGGAGTCGCTGCGGCCAGCTCCTGCAGCCGCACCAGCCAGGCGGCGAACTGGCCCGGCCCGTCGAAGAACACGAACACGCCGCCGATCGCGAACGAGACGCTGCCGGAGACGGACGAGATGCACAGCTTGCCCAGGTCGGCGGCGGTCACCCCGTGGAGCGACAGGTTGATGCGCGTGGTCATCACGCCACCTCATCGAGGCTGAACAGCAGCGAATGCGGCACGTCGAGCGTGCGTGCGATCGCGACCTGCAGATGCTGACGCGGGGCGAAACGACCGGTCTCCCACTGCGACACGGCGCCGGCGGACACGCCGAGCAGAGTGGCGAACTCGTCGATGCTCAGGCCCTTGATCTTGCGGGCTTGGCGAATCCGGCTGCCCTGGCTGACCCGGATGCGCCGGGAGGGGTCGGCCTCTCGGCCGTACTTGATCACCATGGAGTGCATAGTAGTTCAACTATCAGTAGTCAGTCAATAGGCAAACTACAAGTGATAGCGAAACTATTTCGTTGGGCTTGACCTGCGAGTATGGTGCTCGTCGTGGACGGAGGCGCAACCCTGAAGGCGTGGCGGGGCCGGCAAGGCAAGAGGGTGTGTTTCTAGGGGTTTTACTGCGCTCTGCGGCGCGGAACCCCCAGGTAAACGGCCTCTCGTGGGGGGGTAGTTCGCGGTGGTGGGACACACGCGGGCACACGTCCAAAGCCCCTGAACGCGCAAAACGACCCCCGCCGGATCGAAGCCGGACGGGGGTCGTTCCGCGGGGGAAGTGCGGCCGCAGTCGCGCTCAGCCGAACACGGTGAAGCTGCCCGCCTCGGCGCCGTGTGCGCCGAGCGTGGCGATCTCCCACGTCCAGGCGCCGGCCATGTCGAGCACCGGGCCCGCGCACCACCAGGTGCCCGCGTCGTCGGCCATCGCCACCACCTCGGTCGTGTGGTCGGGGCGGGTGAACGTGCACGACGCGGAGGTGATCGGTCCGGGGATGCGCGGGTGCAGCGCGGCGGTGGACTCCACCACCATCTGGTCACCGATGTTCCATCTGTTGCTCATGATGCTCCTGTCGGCCAGAGGCTGGTGGTGAGTTCGACCGCCGGCGCGGTGGTGACGGCCAGGGCGGCGGCGGGCTCGGTGTCGATGTCGAGCGTGACGGCTGGGGTGCACGACACGGTGAGCGTCGCCGCCGGGCGGGTGGTGACGGTGAGCACCACTGCGGGGGCGACCGTGACATCGAGGCGGACGGGGCCGCTGGCCGCGCCGGACGTGGCGCGGGTGATGGCGTGGATGCCGGCGGCGATGGTGCTGGTGATCGCCCGGGCGACCGCCGCCACTGCGCCGGACACTGCGCCGGCGGTGACGGTGACCGCGGCGGCGACCGTTCTCGCTGCGGTCGCCAGGGCACCGGTCCCGGCCGGGATGGTCGCGGTGGCCGCGGTGTCGTGGGAGACGTCGGCCCGTGCTGCGGGTGCGGCGGGGATGGTCGAGCCGGTGGTCGCGGTGTGGGTCGCGGTGGCCGAGCTGGTGGCGGCGGCGGGTGCGGTCGCGGTGACGGCCCGCGTGGTCGTGCTGGTCGCGGTTGTTGTCGTCGCAGCGGGCACCTGCACCGTGCTGGCGGCGTCGTGGCCGGTGGTGGCCGAGGCGGTGGCGGCGATGGCGGCGATGGCCTGGGCGGCGAAGTCGGACGAGGCGGTGATCGCCGCCTGCGCGGTGACGCCGACGGCGGCGGGCGCGGTGATCGTCCGCGCCGGGACGGCGGTCGCTGCGGCCGTGGCGCCGGCAGGTGCGGTGCTGGTGGTGCTGGCGTCGTGGCTGCCGGTCGCCGCTGTTGATGCACCGGCCGAGGCTGTCGCTGAGGCCGTGGCTGCGTGAGTGCCGGCTGCTGCTGCGGTGGCGGCTGCCGAGGCTGTCGCCGACGCCGTGGTCGAGTGGCTGCCGGTGGCCTGCGCGCTCGTCGCGATCGGCACAGATGCTGCCGCTGCCCGGTCCGACCCCGTGGCGGCGCCGCCGCCGACGCCGAGGTGGACGATGCAGACGAACGTCGGGCCGGCGGAAGGGACATCGCGCGCACCCCACGGCAGGTTGCCGGATTCGAGCAGCGCGCGGCCCGTCCACGACTGGGCCGTGTACCACCCGAAGTCGGCTGCGGCGGGTGGGGCGGTGAGGTCACCGAACGTCCAGTTGTCGGCGGTGAAGACGGCGTTGCCGGACGACAACCCGGCGTACGCGCCCGACGCGATGGATGAGTCGGTGACCGTGCAGACGGTGGTGGAGTCGATGGACGCAGTGAGGGTGGTGCCCTCGGCGCGCAACGCGATGCGGTAGGTGACCCCGTTGGTCAGCGAGACGACGCCATCGCCCGACACCAGGTCGGTGGGTGTGCCTGCGACGAACTTGACGATGCCCGCATCGGAGCCGGTGTTGGTGCAGAAGAACAAGTATCCGGTGGCGTTGGCGGTCGTCGAAGTCGGAGAGCCGAGCCGCACCCAGATCGCCAGGTAGTGCCCGGAGTTGCCGTCCGCCACGAAATCGAACGAGGCTTCCTGATCGGCGGTCGCCGCCGCCCGCTGGAACACGGCCAGCTCGTCAGAGGCGGTCGCGTCGTGGGCCAGCTTGTTCGACGAGATCGCGAACAGGGTGCCGGGCACCACCCAGTCCGAACCGGGCGGCCCGTCAGCCCGGTTGAAGTCGTCGCTGTAGGAGGCCATCGAGCATCCCTACAGGTAGGTCGGATCGGTGAGCTTCACCGGAACCACGTTGTTGTACCAGGGTGCCGGGTGATGGATGCGGGGGCGGGTGAACGCGGACTGGCCTGGGTAGATCGCGAAGAAGCCACCACCCGCCGACCAGCTGGTGCCGGTCCAGTAGCCGAACTCGCAATCGACGTACGCCGAGATCGACCCAGCAGCCGAAGCGTTGAGCACGGCGGTGACGGGCGTGTACGCGCCGTTCCAGCGTGGCTCGACGGACAGGCCGCAGCGAGTGGCGATGATGTCGGCACCAGCGAGCAGTTGCAGCGCCTCGGTGTGGATGCCCAGCGCCGGGTCTGTCGAGGTGCCATGCGTGAGCAGCCACGAGTCGGTGACGGTGATCGCCCCAGGACCAGAAGGGCGAAGCGCCTGCCCGGCCCCGCCGTCACAGATCGACGCCTTGATCGTCCATCCGGCATGACCGCCGCCCTCGAACCAGATGCCGCCGTTGACCTTGCAGTGGTCGAGCGTCACGGTGCGGCTCGGGTACTGCACGTCGAACGACACCTCGCAGTCCACGAACGTGAAGGCGCCAGGCTGCAACGACACGACACCGAAGCGCGTGCCGACGTAGTTGCCGGGCAGCAGTGACTTGGCCGATGAGGTGGTGAGTGTGGTGCGTGGGCCGACCGTCGCCAGCGCTGGCACCTTGCCGGCGGGTGGTACCGCAACTGGCGGAGGGACCACCACCGGAGGCGGTGGCACGACGGCCGGGTAGAGACGGTCAGCCAGCGCCTCCCACGCCAGTGCGTGCGCCTTGTTCTGCGCCGTCGTGGACTTGCGATGCGCAGCGGCCTGATCGAGGCAGAACTGTCGGTCGATGCTCATGCCGTCACCCCTCAGGCGACCTGCTGGTAGTAGCAGACGGCGCCGGCCTTGGCGACCACCGCTGACGACGAGACCTCGGACGCGAAGCGGGCGATGACGGTGCCGTTGGCGGACGGAACGATGATGCCCTCGATGATCGCGACGTTGCCTGCCGTCAGCGACGACGCGCTCGCGCCCGACGGGGTGTCGTATGCGGTCGCCGAGTTGACCGTCTCGGAAGTCGCCGTGAGGGTGTAGTGCGAGGTGTAGTTGAGCAGCGTCGGTGCCGCCGGTCCGGTGATCGACCACCGCGATCCCGTCGTCGTCGCCGCCGAGGTGTAGGGGATGATGAACCGGAACCAGTACTTGTTGCCTGCGGTCACGCTGAACGAGAGGCCGGTCACGTCGGCGATCGTGTTCGCGGTGGCGTTGTTGTTCGTCACGTCGCTGCCGAGCACGACCGACTGGAGGCCGGTGATCGGCGCCGACCACGTGTTGAGCACCTTCGACGCGCCGGAGATGGCGTAGGCGGTCCAGCCCTTGCCCTCGGCGTACTCCAAGCGCTCGCCCACGTCGAGGGTCACCTTCGTGATCGTCCGCTGCGTCGAGTTGTCGTCCAGCTTGACGGTCACCGTCGCGGCCACCGTGTCGGCGTTGAAGATCGTCACGTAGTCGATGACACGTTGCGTCGATGCGGCCGGCGAGGCGACGAGGGTCACGTCGGTCGTCGAGTTCGTCGCCCCGTTCGACTGGCCCGGCGAGTAGGTGGTCGCGGTGATGTCGCGCCACGAGGCGATCACCGGCAGCTGGTTGGTCGTGATCGCCGACGCCAGCACCACCTTCAGCGTGTCGTTCGTGTCCTGCAGGATCAGCATCAGACGAACGTCGCGTCGAGGATCAGCGAGTTCGCCGCGATCGCCAGGTTGCCGGCGCTGGCGAACGTGTTGGGCACCGTCTTGAAGAACGCGCACTCCCCCGCGGCGGTGATGTCGAGTGCCGAGCCGCCGCTTGTGGTGGACACCTTGAACGCGTCGGTCGTCAGGCCCGACGCGAGCACGAAGTAGAGGGTGGTGGCCGAGATGCCGGTTGGCAGCGTCTCCCCGGCGATCGCGGCGAAGAACACCCGGTCATCGGTCGTCAGCCCGTGCGCGACCGACGTGAACAGGTCCGCAGTGGACACGGTCGCGACCCCGTCCACGACCTGGCCGGTCGAGCCGTAGGGGAACACGCCGAGCAGGTTCCCGCCCGTCGAGTTGTCCCACAGGCCGACCGCCTGCACCGTCGTGCCGGCGGGGATCGGCACCGACAGCGCCCCGGTGTTGCCGGACTGGCCGGCGGCCGGGGTGCCCGCCGCAGCCCAGGTGACAGCCTGGCGCGCGTAGCTGCCGCCGGTCACCTCGGTGGTGCCGACGTCGGTCAGCGCGCCGACATGGGTGAGGCCGGCCTTGCCGGACGTGAGCAGGGCGTTGCGCCCAGCGGTATTGAGCGCCATGATCAGGCTCCTTCGTTGCGGGTGGCGAGCTCGGCGCCGCCGGAGAACACGACCTCGACCGCGACGACGATCGCGGCGAGCTGGGTGGCATCGAGATCGACGACGCCGAGCAGGACGAGCACCGGCAGCACCGCGCGGGCGATGTTGCGCGCCCGGGAGCCGGTCCCGGGCGAGAAGAACTTGCGGATCGTGGACATGAGTCACCTTTCATTTTCTGAAATTCCTGGGGAAATGTTTGCAAGACTGCTTGACAATCTGTGCCCTGTCATGCAATAATGCAAACATGACCACAGAGACCACCACCACCATCCGCTACACCATCTGGATCAGCAACGGCGGCGAGATCGACGATTACGGCCGCCTCGCAGCTGTCGCTGTCTCCCACATCGCCGGCCCTGACGGCTGGGAACTGGACGACTCCGGCGTGTTCATCGCCGCCGCCGACGACGTGCAGGCCCTCGACGAGATGACCGGCGCCGAGATCAACGCCGCAGCGATGCCGCTGGTCGAGCAGGCTCAGGCCTGGCTCGCCACCCGCTACCAGGTCCCTGCCGACGGCTGGGACTGGCACAACCGTGACGTGCAAGACCAGTACGCCGCCACCCGCCGCGAGTGGACGATCGAGGTCGCACGATGACCCCCGCCGAGCAGCTCGCCGACGAGATCGACGTGATCCTGTCCGCCCTCAACCCGCTCACCGGACACCTCGACCTCGCCGCCAGCCCCGCACGCTGCGCACGGGTGTGCGCGGAGCTTGCCCAGGACGACGACCCCAAGCTCGCCGCCGAAGCCTGCCTGACCGTGATCTGCGCCCTGTGGCCCACCGCCGCACCAGAGGACTGCGGGCAGGCCGAATGGTGGCGCAGCCCGCTCGGTCTGCTGTGCGCCCGCTCACTGGGCCGTGACGACCTGGAGGTCGTCACGCACTCTGTCGCCGCAGAGATGCTCGATGTCACCCGCGGAACCATCGGCGTGCTCGTGCATCGCGGCGCCCTCGAGCGCCACCCCGACGGCGGCGTGTCGCGAGCGAGTGTGCTCGCCCGGCTCGCCCGCCCACCAAAGGCCACGCCATGACCCCCGACGAACTGCGCCGCATCGCGGATGCCCTCCTGCGACTCGACACCCTCGCCGCCCACATCACCGACGACTACCTCGCCGCCGAGATCCGTCAGGCGCAAGCATCGCTACAACCGATGGTCCACGCCGCCCTCGGCGAGCCCCGTGACCGCTGACCCCCTCCGCACCCCACAGACGGCGCTCGACCTGCAGCTGCAGCTCCTCGATGCCGTGGACGACCGGATGATGGACCATGCCCTACGCCTGCGCGCCGGGGCGGCAGCACGGGCGAGCTGCTGCGCATCATGGTCGCGTGACACCAGCCCGGTGCGCCGGTGCGCGGTGCACCGGAGGCCAGCGCTGAGGGACACGACATCAGCTCGCTGATCGCAGCCGGGGTGTTGGCACTGGGGGCGTGATTCGACCTTCACTGGTCGCACTCGGTGACCGGCTCGGGTCGGGCGGGGATGTCAACGCCGACCTGTTCGGCGACGGCGACGAGCACCTGTGCCGACCATTCCGCGTGCAGCGACGAGTTCTGCTCGAGGCGGACGACGCGCTGGATCAGCGTCGGCTCACCATTCGGCCGGTGATTGACGGCACGGTTGATCTGCTGGATCGCCTTCCGGTTCCGGGCCGCGACCCACGTGCCGGTCAGGCCGAGCACCGCGACGATCACGGCAGCGTCGCCGGTGGAGAAGAACCCGATCATTCCGCCGTGCATCGGGTCAGGGCCGCCAAGCGGCGAAGTCGGTCGCCTTCGTCCGCCCCGGCATCGTCGCCGGGGCGCCCGCGTAGGCGCTGGTGGTGGGGGCCTCGCCCGCGAGGACGAACGCACGCAGCGCGACGCGATCCACGGTCGTGATCCCCGAGGGGACGATCCCTGCCGCCTGCAGGGCGGCAAGCACATGCCCATCGGCCACCCAGGTGGCGGTCAGGCCGTCGAGCAGGAACACTGCGGCATCGTTGGCGGGCTGGATCAATCGGGGCATGTCGTCCTCCACGGGGATCGGCGTCGGGGTCGGGGGTGGTGCGGGTGGCGGGGCCAGCCGGTCTGCGATCGGGGTGGCGTTCGCCCACATGTCGGGGTGCGTTTCGATGTGGAGCCAGCTGCCGCCGTTGATCGGCGACGACTTCCAGCCGGGCTTACCGCCGAGCTCCGGGCGCGAGCACTTCCAGGCGCGGTCGTGGCCCTCATCGACGATCATCTGCACACCGAGGACTTCGTGGTTGGCGATGAGGAAGTCGATGTAGCGCAGCGCCGCCGGGTAGTCGGCGCCGTAACCCCAGTCGTTCGCTGCACCGAACGCATGCGACGACGGCTGAGTGCCACCGGTGATCGGACGCACGACGTAGATCCCGAGGTTGGTCCCGCCGAAGTTCGCGAGCGCGTAGGCGAGCAGCGCCTTGAGATTGGGCGACGCCGCCGTGAACGGGGCGGTGCCGATCGTGTCGTGCTGCCACGAGTGATACTGCATCAGCTGTACCGCGTCGTCATCCGGTAGCGGCCGCGCACGTGGATGTGATCCCCTGCTCCCCACGTGAACGGCGTGGTGGTGGTGAGGCCGGTGTACGCGGCGCCGAAGACCTGCAAGAACAGGGAGCCCAACGCGTTCGATGTCGCGATGCCGGCATAGCGGGTGACGCCGCCATCGACGTAGGTTGCGAGGAACCCGACCTCGGCGTCGGTCATCGCGACCGGCAGCGAGAACGTCGGGTTCGTCGGAAACGTCGCCCCCGACGTCCCGAACGTCGCGGCCCACTGAAAGTCGAGGCAGCCGTCGCTGCGGTGGTAGGACATCACGTTGGACGCGCTGCCACCGGTGCCGATCGCCATGCCGGTCAACGTCGGCGTGTATGTCTGCCACGGCTCGGCCATGATGACCCAGCCGGTGCCGTCGTACTCCAGGCGTCGGTCGGTGTCCGTCTCGTAGATGTCGAGCCCCTCATAGAGGTCGCTGCCGGTCGGCCGGGTCGACGACGTGTACACGCGGCCGAGCGCATCCAGTTCCGCCTTCGTGATGACCTGGCCGGTCACGAACGTCCCGGGGCGCGCCATGCGACCTCCTCAATGATGTGTGGATGGGTGGGGGTCAGAAGCCGGGGACGGTGCCCGTGCCGAGCAGCGACGTCCCCAGGATCCAGAAGCTGTTCGCCGGGATGGGTTCGCCGGCGAAGGTGAAGAACCAGCCGTCGGCGGAGATGCCCCACTCGATCGACCCGATGAGCGCCTGCTGCACGACCTGTGAGCCGACGCCCATCGGGGTGGACTCGATCGCGATGCGGTCACCGAGCTCGAGGCCGAGGATCGTCGCCCATTCCGTGGCGGTCGTCACGGTCATCGGATCGAACCGGGTCGTTGGGTCCTTGCGCTGAAACACGAGGCCATTGGCCATGTCGGTGAGCTGGGCGACGGTGGACAGGTTGGTATCGATCGCCGCGGCCATCCGCGTGTAGCTGCCCTGCGAGGCGCCGTGGTTGGCGTTCGCCTGGGCCGACGAGTTCGAGACGGTGATGTCGTTGCGGATGTCGTCGTCTCCGGGGATGTACCGCAGGGCGCTATAGCCGATGTCCGCACCGTCGTCCGAGAAGGTCGCCTGCACCGTGCTCGATCGGGTGACCTCCGCGGACGCGTGCCGCTGAGTGAACGTGATGTCGCCGTTGCGGGCGGCGAACAGCCGGCCCTGCTCCGAGCGCTCCACCTGCTGCAGTGCGGCCAGCGCCGACTGTCCGTAGGACAGCTCGGAGACGGTGCCGCCCGGGTCGGTGGTCAAGTCGCGCCACGCAGACGGCCAGCCGGCGTCGTCGAGGATGCGGGCCACGCGGTCGGCGGTGGACTCGATCGCGATGCTGTGCCCGAGGTTGGCGATGATGGCGATCTCGGCGGCGGTCAGTCCATCAGCGAACAGCACATCCGAGAGGCTAAACCCTGACGCGTTCGGTTCGAGTGGCACGAAGTCGCCGAAGTTGATCCCGACGACATCGCCGGCGCCGATCACCTGGAAATTGAACGACGCGAGCGCGTATGTTGTCGACGCGCCGAGTATCCCGTCGACGTAGATGGAGATCGTGGTGCCGTCGGTGGTCAGCGCCACATGATGCGGCTGGCCGTCGCCGATCGGGAACGCGGTGCATTCAACCGAGCCGACAACGCCAAGGTAGTCCTGGACCCAGTAGATGGTGCCCTTCCCGGTCACGAAGATGGAGAACAGGTCACCGATGGCGTTGCCGGCCTGCATGATGATCTGATTGGTGTCCTGTGCGGTGTAGGTGATCCAGAACGCCACGGCGGTCGCATCGCCGACGGAGAAGTCGTCGTCTCCGTACGCGCACAGGTATGTGCCACCGTTGAATTGCACCGTGGACGCCCGCACGCCCGGCAGCATCGGGCCTGCGGGGGTGAGCTTGTTTCTGCCGCCGAACACCGGATGGCGGTGGCCGGTGGAGTCCACCCATGAACCGTTGTCGGCCTGGCGGTACCACGCGTCCACGGTGCACACGGTCGGAATGTAGGCGGCGTACGCGTCGCCGTTCATGCTCTCCCCGACCAAGATCGACAGCGAATCGAACGCCTGCACCTCGGACACGTAGTCGGTGCCCATCTGAAGCCCGGACATCGGGAACCCGGTCACCCAGCCCTTGAACACCGGGAACGTGGTGGCCGACCACACCGCTTCCACCTTGACCTGCTTGCGCGCCCGCAAATTGCCGAAGTACGGGCCAGAGGCGTGCGTCGGGTCGAACCGGCGGTCGCGGCACGACAGCGTGAACGTGCACTCACCCACGTCGTCGGGCTCGTCGGGCGACGAAGCACCGCGGGTGACCTGCAGGCCGGGCGTCATCAGCACCCACGACGACACATCCACCCACGTCGGGGCAGTGTCGAGCGGGTCGGAAGCGAACGCGATCGACACCTTGAGCGTCGGGGTTGTCGCCACGTCACCCTCTCCCGTTGCGCTTGCGCCACTGCGTCAGAGCGGCCTCGATCGCCCGAGGGTCCAGCTGCGGCACATGGATGGTGACATACGTGTTACCGCCGGCGAGCGCGGTGCGGGTCTGACCGGCAGTCAGCACCGTTTCGCCGCCGCCCATCATCACCAGCTCAGGCCCCTGTTCGCCGACGAGCGCCACGCCGGGGGCGGCGCTGTTCGTGCCGGACGCGTACTTCTGGCCGGGCAGCGACGGCATGTTGCCGACGTCGAAGCCGATCTTCACCTTGCGATCGGCGGTCAGTACGCCGATCGACCACGCCGCCGCGTCGAACTGGCCCTGGTCGATCATGGTCAAGATCTCGGTACGCTTCTCCGCGGGCAGGCCCTCGATCGCCTGCAGCTGCTCGATCAACGCCTCCTTGACGGCGAGCGACGAGCGTTCCTTGTCGCGGTCGCTGACGGTGGCGTCGTTCTGCTTGGCCTTGTAGTCGTCGAGCGTGTCGAGCATGTCGAGCCACGCCTGCTCGTCGTCGATCTCGCCTTTCAACTCGGAGAACTCGCGGTCGGCCTCGTTCGCCGCGGTGGCGACCCCCTCCATCGCTTCCTTGGCCTTGCGGGTGTCGCCGGACAGGCCGTACATCTCCCTGGCGGTCAGCGCCGTGGAGTCGGCGAGCCCGTCGGTCGACTCCTGAGCAACGCCGTTGACTTCTGCCCATTTCACAACAAGCTGGTTGGTCTCGTCGGCGGTCAGGTTGTAGTTCTTGGCTCCCTCGTTGATCTGCTCCAGAGAGACCGACGCGTAGTCGATGTTCTCGTACAGGTGCTTGAACGCGGAGATGCCGCCGGTGGCCCCGCTGTCAAACATGGTCTGCATCTCGCCGACCGCGTAGCCGACACCATCGGTGAACTTGGCGACGACCCCAACACCATCGGCGAGGAGTTCGATCAGCGGTGACAAGCCTGCCACGACACCACCGAAGGCCAGGGTGATCTCGCCGAGCGCGTCGCCGAGTGCGTCCTGCGCCTCCTTCATCTTCTGCGCCTTCTTGGCCTCTTCCTCGTTGATGACCTGGCCCTTTTCGACCGAGCCGAGCATCTTCTCGTACTCGTCGCGGGACTTGCCGATCATCGGCGCCATGTCGGCGTAACCCTTGCCCAGCAGCTCCTTGCCGAGCCGGGCGCGCTCGGTCAGGTTCGTCTCCTTGCTGAGCACGTCGAACGTGTCCAGCATGATGTCGTTCATGTCGCGGGCGTTGCCGCCGGCGTCGCGGGTCGCGATGCCGTACTTGTCCCACTTGTCGCTGTCGAGCGACTTCGACACCATCCCGAACGCCGCCTGCAGGTCGCCCGCCGACAGGCCCACGTCGTCCGCAATCGCGATCCACCGTGACGCGTCCTCAACGCCGAGACCTGTGGCCGCGGCGAAATCGCGGGCGGCGGTGGCCGTCTCCGTGAACGCACCCACGGCCTTGATGCCGAACGTCACCAGCGCCGCACCGGCGGCGAGGGCTGCGGGGCCGGCGTTCGCCTTCAACTGGTCGCCGAGGTTGCCGACACCGGCCTTCAACTTGCCGGTGAACCCGTCAGCCTCGGAGACAGCGTTGCGGAACCCCTTGAGGCCACCGACGCCACCCGAGGCGTCGGTGTCGATGATCATCGAGATCTTCTCGGTGAACCCCATCGGTCAGCCTCCGTTCAGGTGACGCTTCAGCGCCGCGTGCACCTCGGCGGCGATGCGCTTCGGCACCCGCTCCTGCATCAGCTCCGCCGCGTGCGTCCACGTGTCCTTGTTCGGCGACGAGCCGTTCCACCGGCGCGCCTTGCGGACCTTGCGCACCTTGCCCGCCTTCGTGCGCGCCGTCGTCCCGTCCGGCGACACACCCGGGCCCTGCATCCCGCCGCCGGGGTGTCGGCCGTCCTGCAACACGCGCATCGGACCCGACGCCCGGCCGGCGGAGATGAAGGCCGAGTCGGTCCGCACGCGCGAGATGCCGGTGATGTCGATCGGCGCGCCACGCCGCCACCCGGACATCGATAGATCGCCGAGAGTGCCGCGCACGGCCTCGTCGACGTCGCGTTCGGTGGCCTTCGCCACCCGCGCCATGCGCGCCGCCGCGGCGGTGCCGTCGAACTCGTCGAGCACGGCCTGCAGCTTGACCTCGAACTCGGCGAACGACTGGGCCATCAGGTCTAGGAGACGAGGCGGCCGGGAAGGCCGGTGGGCTGCAGCTGCAGCTTCGCGACAGCCAACGCGCCGACGTTGCCGGTGATCGGCCCGTAGCCCTTGTTGATCACCTGCAGCACCGTCGCCGGGTTCGTCGCGCTGCGGGCGGCGCTGGTCGGCATGATGTCCATGTAGAACGTCGTGCCGAAGCCGTAGGTGCCGCCGAACCCGAACGCTGCGTCAACCGCGGACGCGAAGTCCTGGTTGACGGCGCAGTCGAACCCGGTCTCCTTCAGCCCGGCGATGAACGCCTTCCAGCCGCCCGACGCGAAGTTGGTCAGATCGAGCGTCTCGGCGGTGAAGTCGACGGACAGCGACGTGAACCACGCGGACACGTCAACACCGGAGGTGAGGGTGCCGGAGATGGTCTGCGTGCCGGGCGAGCCGGGCGCGGTGCCGGTCCAGGCGGTGGCCACCTGGATCTTGGTCGACGTGAGAACGAGAGCGGCCATGAGGGACTCCTATGCGGGGGGATGGGGGTGGTCAGGTGGTGGCGACGCCGGCGGCGACGATGAACGTGCACGACGAGAACCCGGAGATCGTCCACGCCGCGCGCACGTGCGTTTCGCCGGCGAGCGCACCGGCGAGCGAGGTCATCTGCGAACCGATCGCGGTGAACGCCGTCGACGTGATCCGGGTGGTCGCCGACGAGAACCCGGCATTGTCGTCGGTCTGCACGGTGAACGTGCACGTCCCGCTGCCGGTCACGGCCAGCAGGTGGAACGTGGCGAACAGCGACTGACTGGCCGTCGGAGGCGCGAACGCGACCGCGGTACCAGACCCGGAGGCGGTGCGCGCCGTCTGCGGGTGCAGCAGCGCGCCGCGGACGAGCTTGCCGCTCGACTGGAAACCGAGCTTGAACCGGGCAAGTTTGCCGACCGCGCCCGCCCACGGCGTCAGCGTGTTGCCGGGACCTTGCGTCATGAAGGCCGGATCGGCGGCCGTGACGCCGGGGGCCGACACGGTGAGCACCCGCGAGGCGCCGAACCCGGTGACCGGCAACGAGATGTCGGTACCGGTCGCGGCGAAATCGGAGAACCCTTCGACGTCGACGTTCGCCGCCATCAGCCCGGGCACGTAGGACTTCCACCCGCCCGAACCGAAGGTGGTCTGCTCCTCCACGTCGACGTCGGCATCAACGTTCACCGCGTCGGCGAACCCGGCGACCTCCAACGTGTCGATCGCGATCGACAGCGACGTCTGAACGAACGCGGCCATCAGCGCTCCCTCCGGAACTTGCCGGGCGCGGCGGCGACGACCGGATCATCGGCATGCCAACGCGACCCTTCGGGCACCTCGCCGAAGATCGGGCAGGTGTGCGCCTTGACGCACACCACGTAGACGGCCTCATCGGACATCGGGGACCTCCCTGGTCATTGGCCGCGGTACTCGCGCACCGTCAGCGGAAACACCGCGGTCAGCAGCGATTCGCCGGTCGTGGTGATCTCCGATTGCGGTCGCATCACCGTCAGCGCGGTCGCATCACCGACGACACCGCCCAACGTCGGGTCGGCGGCGAGCAGGTCGAAGATCGAGCTTTCGTCGCCGGTGCCGAGCAGTCGGAACATGCGCGTGTAGGCGTCGTCCCAGCCGGCGGTCACCGGCAACACGACCGTCAGGTCAAACGCGACCTCGGCGAGCCCGTTCGCCCCGAACGACCGCTGATACCCGACGAACGGGCTGCCGGGCATGATGTCGATGCACGGCAGCACCCGCGCCGGGGTCGGCAACGCATAGCAGTTCAGGCCGGTCGGGCCGAGCTGGTCGGCGATCGCCTGCGCGATCACCTGCAGGTCGAGGCTCACGCGAACCCGACCAGCGTCTCGAACCGGCGGAACGGTGCCAGCAGCTCGGCGATCTGCGGGTTCCGCCGCAACCTCACCGACCCGAACTCGTTGAACCCGGCGACATCACCCGACATCTCGCGGGCAAACAGGATGTCCTTGGCGAGCAGCTTGCACGCCTCGCGCACCGCAGCCGGCACTCCATCCGCCTCCGGGGCGTAACCCCAGATCGCAGTGACGGTCACCGTCGGCAGGTTGTCGTCGTGATACCAGCCGCCACGAGTGCGGGTCAACGCGGTGAACGGCACCGACTGGCCCAAGCTGTCGAGTCCGTCCAGCGGCTCGGCGATGAAGTCGACACCGGCGGCCAACGTCACCCCGGCCTCGACCACCGAAGTGATGGAGGTGCAGTCGTGGATCGACAGCCACCGGTCGCGGCAGCCGGTAGGACGGAACGACCGCGCCGCCGCAACCGCGCCGACCTCGACGAGATCGAACGTGCGGCCGCAGTGCGCAATGATCGCCTGCTGCGCGGCAGCGAGCGCGGCGCCCATCCGGTCAACCGTCGCCGGCGCCTCTGTGCCCTGCGGCATGAACGCCAGAAACTCGGGGCCGGTCACCAACGCCATGCCGTCACCTCCCTGCGGTCACTTGCGCTTGCGGGGCTTGTCAACCGCGGGTGGCAGGTCGTCGTTCAGCTGGACGCCCGGCTCGGCGTCGTCGGGACGGGTGTCCTCGTGGCCTTCGATCTCGTCTGTTGCGGGGCTTGGATCGCCTTGCGCTGCGGGTTCCTCGGCCTCGCCTGCGTCGGTCGCCTCACTGCCGGCGTCGGGCTGGTTGTTCTGGTTCGCATCGGTGGCCTCCTTGGCGTAGCCGACGGCGATGAGGCCGGCGGCTTCGTGGTCGGGGACGTCGAGGCAGTCGCCGGCGTCGGGCCACTCGACCTCGTTGCGGTAGCCGCCGATCTTGCGGAGCATCTGGACGCGCATCGCGCTCCTCCTCTGGTTGTCGGGGAACCGCACCCGGCGACCGGCCATGGGAGGCCGGTCGCCGGGTGCGTGGTCGGGGTGGATCAGGCCTGCACCAGCAGCTTGACGGCGCTGGCGTCCTGGGTCTCGGAGTCCATCCGGCCGAAGCCGAAGAACCCGACCTGGAGGTAGTCGGCGTACCGCTCCTCGAGCCGCTTCAGCTCGCCGCCGTTGACGTTGCGGACCACGAACGCGGCCCGCATGTTGCCGAAGGCCATCGTCTTGTTCGTCGTGGCGACGGTCGACGCCATGTCGTTGTTGACGACGACCCGGTAGCCGAGCAGGCTGTCGGGCTGACCGACCTGTACCGACGGCTCCCACAGTGGCCGGCCGAGGCCGGCGCCGCCGGAGTCGTCGCGCAGCTTGCGGACGTAAGCGAGGATCAGGTCGTGCATCTGGAACGACACGTCGGTCGCAGGCCCGCGCCGGTAGGCGACATCCACGGAGTGGATGAGGTCGACGATCTCGTTGTACGTGATCGCCGTCGCCGAGGCGGTGGTCTTGCCGGTCGTCGCGCCCGTGACGAAGCCTTTCGGCTGCATCGAGCCCGAGCCGAGGCCGGTCGTCTGGTGGGTGTTGTAGATGCGGCCGAGACGCTCGCCCACCTTGCGGGCGATGAACCCCTCGATGTCGATGCCGGTGTCCTGCAACAGCTGGTACGAGACGAGGATCAGCTTCGACGTGTACATGTACGCGCCGAGGTCGCCCTGGCCGAACGTGATGTCCTGGCCGGTGACCTGCGTGTTCTCGGACAGGATCGCGCCGACGTTCGACGTGTCGTCACAGGTCGGCCACGGAATCGTGTTGCCCGAGTCGGTGTCGATCACTTCGGCGCCTGCTTCGAGTACGCCGCCGTAGTACTTCATCGTCTCGGTCACCTTCGCCCAGAACCCCTGGGGAATGGTGTAACCGCCGGCGGAACCAGTCGTGCTCTGGGCGCGGGAGTCCTGCGCCTGGAGGTTCTGCGCCAGCAGCTGGCGCTGCTCGGCGGTCAGCGACGTTGCGCCGTGACGGACGAACTGCACGAAGGTGTTGCGGTACTCATCGACGTCGGCCTTGCCGCCGCCGCGGGTGTCGATGAGATTGGTCTGGTCGTCGATCTCACCGAAACGCTTGTCGAGCTGCTCCTGCCGCTCGCGGGTGGCGATCTGGTCGCCGAGCTCGTCGACCTCATCGAGGGCTCGCTTCCAGCTGGCTTCGTCCTCGGCAGACATGCCGGCACCGGCCGCGGCGCGGGTGTTGAACTCCTGCGCCTGGGACCAGACGTTCGCACGCTTCTCGCGCAACTCCTGGAGGGTGGTCATCGTGATGCTCCTTGCATCTTGGTGCGCTGCGCCAGCATGGCGAGCGCGAGTGGGTGTGGGGAGGTGCACGTGGTCCCAGCCGGCGTGCTGTCGTCGCGGAGATCGTCCGCGTCGGCGTCCTGAGTGGAATGACCCGGCCCAGGAGAATCGGTGCGCGACAGGTCGCGCAGGGTTGCGATCAAGTCGACGTCGGGGTCGGCGAGCCGACGGGCCAGCGCGTCGAACGACGCGATGTCGAACCCTGCGGACCGCGCAACGGCGAGGATGTCCATCCGCAGGTTGGCGTCGGTGTCGACGTTCGCCGGCATCCCGACGACCGCTACGTCGAACAGTTCCATCTCGCGGATGTAGAGCACATCGTGGCCGTCCTCGGCGACGTCCCACGAGTAGTCGACCGGGTCGAACGCGTAGGACATGCCGGTGAGGTCTCGACGCTCGATCGCGGTAGCGATGTCGCCGACGTAGCTGTAGTCGCCCATGTCGGCATCAACGTGGCCGTACTCGTCGTCGACGGTGATTCGCAGCGTGCCGTTCGAGGTGCGGGCCAGGAGCAGTCGGTTGTCGTGGTCGCGGTTGAACGTAATGTCGTTGTTGACGCCCGTCTTCTCCTGCACCGTCTTGGTGATGCAGCCGGGAACATTGATCTCCCAGTAGCCCCACCTCTTCGACCCGATCCATTGGCGCTGCCCGAGCGGGATGAAGCGGCCGGCAAAACCGACCGTGCCGCTGGTGGAGGCGCGGACGATCGCCGCTTCGTCGAGGCGGGTGTGGCGACGCACGTGACCGGCGGTGTCGACGGGCAGGTCGATCGACCTGCGGCCGGTGTTGAGGCTGAGTGTGCGGCGGGCCGCGTCAGGAAGAACTCGGGGCATTCGCGACGCCTCCTTGGGACAGCGGCACCGGGGTGCCGTCGGGCGAGATCAAGGTCATGTTCGACGGGGTCAGGAACTCGTCGAGCCCTTCGGCGGGCTCACGGTTCTCCATCACGCGGACTTCGTTGCGCGACATCCAGCCCCACTGGATCGCCTGCGCGTAGAACGCTGCACGGGCCGCGGAGTCGCCCTTGAGCAGCCCCTCCAGCGAATGCTCGGCGTACCAGCTGCCGGCGGTCCAGCCGCCGGGGAGCAGTTCGACGGTGGCGAGGTCCTCGTAGTTCTTCGTCGACGGGTAGACGATCGTCTGCGTCCAGCCGATGAACTGCTGCTCGATGCCGGTGCCCCAGCTCGTCGACTTCTCGGTGTCGCCGATCATGTGTGGCATCACGCCGACCATCCGGGCGATCTCCGACACCGACCATTGCCGCGACTGCAGCAGCTGCGCGTCCTCCGGTGGGATCGTCAGCGGCGTGAACTCGGCGTCCTCGTCGAGCACCGCTACCTCACCGGCCCGGTCGGGGCCGGAGTACTTCGCCTTGAACTGAGCTTTCAGCCGGTCGGCGCCGCCCTCGGCGAGCTTGCGCTTCGCGCGGATGATCCCTGAGAGGCGGACGCCGTTCGCGTAGAGCGACGCGGCCGCGCCCTCGGCGGCGAGTGCAGAGCCGAGCGAATCGCGGAACGCCCGAAACGCGGACACGCCCTGGATGCCGTCCGGGGACATGAATGGCACGTGGAAGATCTCCCACGATGTCCACCGGTGTTCGACGCCCTTGGAGTCGCGCACCAGGAACAGCTTGCCTTCCGGGTTTGCCCCGGTCGGGTCGACCTGCTCGACGTTGCAGCGCGACGGGTGGATCGGCCAGGTCTCGACGACCACGCCGGCACCGTTGCGGACCTTGCGCGCGAACGCGTTGCCCCATGCAATCTCGTTGAACTTCATCGTCTGCCGGAACTGGAACGCCGTCTTCTGCGATGGGTTTGGGTAGTCGAGCACGGTGCGCTGCAGGATCCGCTCTCGCGTTCCTCGACGGTAGACCTTGAGCGGCAATGCCGCCTCGACACCGGACCGGATGGCCATCGCCCGGTAGTAGGCGGGCAGCCCGATCACCCGCTGCTCCGACACGAGAGCACCCGCCGACGAGCTCGAGCCGCCGGTCAGCCAGGCGGCCAACGCGGTCGACGTCAACGGCAGCGCCGGGTTCTCCAACGATCGGCGCATCACCCGGGCCAACGTCACGATGGGTCACCCGCCGACAGGTCGAGCTCGAACGCCTTGACCAGCGCGAAGACTCCGCCACCGATCAGCGCTGCCGGCGCACCCCAAGCGAGCGCGAGACCGACCACGACCGCCGCGGCACCGGCGAACTCCAACAGACCGATGACATGCGCGATCATGAACAGGACGAGCGTCTTCACCACAGGTTCACCTCGCTCTCCTCCTCCTCGACCCGTTCGGGGATTGCTTCCAGCGCCCGCAACGCAGCGGTCGCTGCGGTCAGCGGGGTGATGTCGGCCTGGGCTGCGGACATGTCCCACACCCAGCCGTCACCCGTCACCCGCCGACGTGACCCCTGCACCGCGTCCAACAGGAACAGGTCGCCCAGATGCCGCAGGCGCCCGCCGGCCACGGCGAGCTTGAACGCCTCGCACGCACCCGACCACTCGCGCCCCGACAGCGGCCGGATGTTGTCCTTGCCGCCCGCGGCCCGCGTCAGGTCCGGAGCGATCACCCGTGTCGGACCGCCGTTGTCCCACGCCACCGCCACCGCGCCGTGCGACACCATCACCTCACGCACGTACCGCTCGATCCACCACACACCCGACGCCCGCTCCAACGTCTCCACATGCGGCACCCCGTCAGCGCGGCGGCCGGCGACGACCACCGACGCCGAGATCCCGTCCTTGGCGACCCCGACCCCGACGACCAGATCGCCGACGATCGACGAACCGGAGTCGACGAGCTGCGGGTCCATCCACTCCTCCGCACTGATCTCCGACGGCTCCTCCACCTCGCCGCCGAGGGGCGGGATGTCCATCCACCGGTTCATGTAACCCCGCAGGAAGCCGGGCAGGCCCGGCTCGTACCCATCCGGGTCAACCTCGTCCGGGTTCGCCTGCGCCTTCGCCAGCCGCGACTGCAGCCGGCGCACCGTGATCGTGTGCCCCAACGCCGGCAGGTACTGGGCCCACACCGTCGGGCCGGTGTAGTCGGCGTCATCCGGCAGCGACCACTCGAAGTAGGCGGTGCGCTCCCGGCGACCCTCGGTCACCATCCGTCGGCCGGCGAGCACCTTGCGCCACAGGAACGTGGACACCCGGTTGCCGGCCGTCGAGATCACATACGTCTGCGGCGACCGGCGGGTGACCGTCGCCGCGTCGACCGCCTGCTCCACCAGATCGTCAGGGCGGGCAAACGCCTCGTCGATCACCGGCATGTCCAGCACGTCACCGTGCGAACCGGTCCCCGTCGGCGCCTCGATCTGCAAGAACGACCCGGTGCCGAACAGGATGTGCTCGGACCCGTTGTTCAGCGACGGCTTCCAGTCCGTCGGCTTCACCGGCTGCGCACGGGAGTGCGCGACCCGGCAGAACCCGCGGGCCTTGTTCATCTTCGGGATGAACTCGCGCTCCAGTTTCCGCCGCGCCATCTTCCCCGACTGGGCGAGGTAGGTGACGACCTGCATGTCGTCGAGCCGGCGTGCCATGTGCACGCACCGCCACACCATCAACGCCAAGATCAGCGTCGTCTTCCCGCTCTGGCGGGGGACGGTGATCACGACCTCTTCGTAGAACAGCTCGCCCGTCTCCGGGTCCACCTCGAGCGCCACGTCGACGACGTGCTGCTGCCACGGCATCAGCGGCTTACCCAGCCGCCGCGCCACCTCCGCGACCTCGTGACCGAACGTCGCCCTTGCCGGATCTCTTGGCGTCCCGAACCGGGGCAAGATCAGCGACGGCGGCGGGGCTGGTCCAGTCGCCTTCGTCCTCGCCCTCGTTGCCGCTGCTGCCACTCGCACTCCCCTTCGCGAGCAGGTCGGCCAGCAACGCCCGCAACGCCGTCACCGGCGCAGCCGCCGAACGCGGCTTCACCTTCGGGTCCTCGTTGTCCATCGCCGCCGTGTCGATCTCCCACGCCAACGACCTGCCCGCCTCCACCAGCACCTCGACCTCGGGGGTGATGCTCGACAACGTGGCCACCAACGCATCGAACTTCGACGTCACGGACACGGGCCACCTCGGATCGGCAGAGAGAGAGCACGGCAGCGGCG